TTGCTGTTGCAATGGCAATAGCATTATAGGAGGAATATGGCACAAGATTTTACTAGATATGCAGTACAAGCAACTAATAGTGCAGGTACAATATTTACAGCAAATTCAAATGATGCAGTCATTGGAATCAGAATCGCAAACATATTAACTTCAGCAATAAAAATAGATGTATTCGTAAGTGTAGGAGGATCTACAACTAGATACATTTGTAAAGATTTAAGCATTCCACCAAACAGTGCTGTAGAGCTTGTTTCAGGTGGTGCTAAATTTGTGATGCAAAGCACTGACATATTAAAAGTAGAGTCAGACACAGCGTCAAGTGCTGATGTTTATGTTAGCGTTGTTGATTCAATAAGTGCATAGGAGGATAAATGGATAGTTTATATAATACAATATACATAGGTAACAAACCTGGATCAGAAGAAATTTATACTCACGCTCAAACCATGGACAATAAAGATATGGTTATTGAGTCCGCAGTATTAGCAGGTCCAGTAACTTTTGTTAATACAATAACAGTAACAGGGACATTGGTAATAGTATAATGAGTAAGATAGAAGTAAATACAGTAGCACCACAATGTGGAACTACTTTAACATTAGGTGAATCTGGTGATACTGTAGTATTAGGAACAGGAGCATCACAAACAGGTTTTGGAAGAACAGGGACTGTTGATTGGCAGACAACTCCAAAAACAGCAACTTTTACAGCGGCTGATGGAGAAGGATATTTTATAAATTCAGGAAGTGCTTTAACAATGAATTTACCGGCAGGAAGTGCTGGAGCAATTGTAGCAGTTTCTGATTATGCAAGAAATTTTGCAACATATAATTTTACCATTTCACCAAATGGTTCAGAAAAAATAGGTGGTGTAGCAGCTAGCACAAAATTAAATGTTGATGGTCAAGCAGCTACTTTTGTATATGTTGATTCAACAAAAGGTTGGGTTAACGTTCAAAATGCAGAGGACACAGAAGTTGGTAAACCGCCTTTCATAGAAGCTAGTGGTGGAACAGAGTCTACAGTTTGTACAAATTTTAAAGTTCATACATTTACAGGTCCAGGAACATTTACGGTAACAAATGCAGGTGCTCCCCCAGGTTCAACTACAGTAGACTATTTAGTAGTAGCTGGTGGCGGTGGCGGAGGTTCTGGTGGTGGACCTTGTGGTCAATCAGGTGCATCAGGTGCTGGAGGCGGTGCAGGAGGATATAGAGAATCTCCAGGAAGTGCATCAGGATGTTATTCAGTTTCACCAAGAGGAGCTGCTCCCGCAGTTGCTTTACCAGTTACAGAAACAGGATATCCGATTACAGTTGGTGCTGGCGGTACAGCTGTTAGTCCAGGCACAACTAGTGTTAGTGGAAGTGATTCAATTTTTGCAGGTTCATCAACAATAACATCCGCAGGTGGCGGTGGAGGTGGAACAAGAAATCCTAGTCCTTCAGTTCAAAGTGGAAAATCTGGTGGATCTGGCGGTGGATTAGTAGCAGATGGATCAATTGGTTCAGGTAATACTCCTCCAACAAACCCAGCACAAGGCACTGATGGTGGAGATACAGCAGGACCTAACAATGGAGGAGGTGGCGGTGGTGGAGCTACTGGTGCTGGAGGAAATGCAAGTCCAGGACCAAGTCCAGGTGGAGCTAGAGGAGGAACTGGCGGTGCCGGTGGAACAAGTTCAATTAACGCAACACCAACAGCAAGAGCTGGCGGTGGTGGCGGCGGTGCGGGTGGAGATATACCTTCAGGTCATAATAATCCTGGAGGAACAGGTGGTAGTGGCGGCGGTGGAACAGGTGGAGCCACTGGAGCAATAGGAACAGCAGGAACAGTAAACACCGGCGGTGGCGGTGGTGGCGGCGGTGCTCATCCTGGAAAAAATGGATCTGCTGGTGGAAGCGGAATAGTAATAATAAGATATAGATTTCAATAATGACTAGTACAATTAAAGTAAACAACGTTCAAAACCAATGTGGTCAAAACATCATTAACGAAAATAGTAATACAATTACTATTGGCGCTAGTGGTGATACGATTGCATTAGCATCAGGTGCAAGTCAAACAGGATTTGGTAGAGAAGGTTCTGTCGATTGGCAAACAGGTTCAATTAAAACATCTACTTTTACTGCAGCTAGTGGTGAAGGATATTTCTGTGATACTTCAAGTGGTGCTTTTGAAGTGGATTTACCAGCAGGAAGTCCTGGTGCAATAGTAGCAATTGCAGATTATACAAGAACATTTGCAACACATAATTTAACAATTGATCCAAATGGATCAGAAAAAATTGGTGGTGGTACAGCTGGACAAGCGATTGTATTAGATACTAACGGTGAAGCAATTACTCTTGTTTATGTTGATGGAACAGAAGGTTGGATAAATGTTCAAAAAGCAACCGATACAGAAATAGGAGAAACTCCAGCTTTTATTGCTGCAACTGGAGGAACAGTTGCAACCGTTTGTACAAATTTTAAGGTTCATACTTTTACAGGACCAGGAACATTTTGTGTTTCAAATGTAGGTAATGCACTAGGATCAAATACAGTTTCATATATGGTAGTAGCTGGTGGTGGTGGAGGTGGTATGGAAGATGCCGGTGGTGGTGGAGCAGGAGGATTTAGAGAATCTGAATCACCTAATTGTTCTTACACACAAAGTCCGATAGCAGCATCTGGAGGTACAACAGTTGCACCAGGAGCAAATCCCATAACAGTGGGCGCTGGTGGCGGTGGTGGTACTCCACCAACATCTGGTCCTGCTGCTCAAGGCACTAATGGTAATAATTCAGTATTCGGTGGCATTCCAGCACCAATAACTTCAGCTGGTGGTGGCGGTGGTGGCGGTGGAGAATGTTCTACAGATAATGGTATTAGACAAGGAAAAAATGGTGGTTCAGGTGGTGGTGGAGCTGGTGTATATTCTGCTCAACCCCAAGATCCGCCAAATGGTCCAGCAGGTGGAACTGGTAATACACCTCCAGTTAGTCCTGCACAAGGATTTGATGGTGGAAATGGTCCAACGCTGCCACGTCAAAGTAATAACGTAGCAGAATTAGGTGCAGGTGGTGGTGGAGCTACTCAAGCAGGTCAAAAAGTTCCTAGCCCTACTACGACTGGAGCAGGTGGAGCAGGTGGAGCAGGAGCAACAACATCAATTACAGGATCACCCGTAGCTTATGCCGGTGGTGGAGGTGGAGGAGTTCATACATATCCAGGCAGCGCGTGTTCTACAAGATCAGCTGGCGGAACGCCTACTGCTGGACAAGGTGGTTCTCCAGGACCTTGTTCTAGTAAAGCAGGAACCTCAGCATCAGCAAATTCAGGTGGTGGTGGTGGAGGATCTGGTGGAAATGGTGGTCCAGCTTCTTATGGTGGTGGTACTGGTGGCTCTGGTATAGTAATAATAAGGTATAAATTTCAATAGGTAAATTATGAGTGAAGTAAAAGTAAATAAAATTAGTCCACGATCTGGAACAACGGTAACTCTAGGTGATAGTGGCGATACATTCACAATTCCTAGTGGTGCAACAATTAACAACCAAGGTACAGCAACAAACTTTGGTGCAACAGGTTCAGCATCTTGGGTAACAACAGTTAAAACAAATTCAGATTCCGGTTTTACAGCAACAGCTGGTGAAGGATATTTTTTAAACACAACTGCTGGTACAATATCAGTCAACCTTCCAGCAGGATCTGCTGGAGCAGTAGTTGCATTTAAAGACTATGCAGGAACTTGGGATAATAATAATGTAACACTAGTTCAAAATGGTTCAGATAAAATTGGTGGTTCAACTGTTAATGCAACTTTAAGCACAGAGGGTTCTGCAGTAACTTTAGTTTTTGTAGATTCAACACAAGGTTGGTTGGTAACTGACGATGGTTTACAAACATCAGTGCCTACCGCACAATATATTTCAGCAACTGGGGGAACAACTTCAACAGCCCCTTGTGGTAATTTTAAAGTTCATACATTTACAGGACCCGGCACTTTTTGTGTAGCTTCATTAGGTAATTGCGCTGGTGGTTCAGACAAAGTTTCATATATGGTAGTAGCCGGTGGAGGTGGAGGTGGAAAAGATAGAGCTGGTGGAGGTGGCGCTGGAGGTTTTAGAGAATCTAGAGCAGCTAATGACTCTTATACAGCAAGTCCAATAAATGCAACTAGTGGTCCAACATATAATTTATCAGTTACAGTACAAGGTTATCCAATAGTAGTAGGTGGTGGTGGACCTGGAGGTAATACACCACCAGGCGCATCAAATGGTACTAATGGTTCTAATTCACAATTTTCAACAATAGAATCTGCTGGTGGTGGCGGTGGTCATACATCTAATGTAACACCTTATGCAGGTAACGCAGGAGGTTCAGGCGGTGGTGGCGGTGGTTCAGTAAGTGGTGCCGCCGGCGCTGGAAACACTCCTCCTGTTAGTCCCCCTCAAGGACAAGCTGGTGGAGATGGACAAGACGGAGGAAATTCAAGAGGTGCTGGTGGTGGTGGAGCAACTGCAGCAGGTGTTGATGCTTCAACAACTCCATCTAATGCACCTGGCGGAGGTGCTGGTGCAACAACACATATTTCAGGAACTCCAACAGCTTATGCTGGAGGTGGTGGTGGTACAGGTACTTCTCCTCCTACAACAGGATCTGGTGGTTCTGGCGGTGGTGGAGCTGGTGGAGACCCAACAGGAACTGCTGGAACTGTTAATACAGGTGGCGGTGGTGGTGGATCAGCTGGTGCAAATGGTGCAAACGGAGGATCAGGAGTTGTTATTATAAGATATAAAATTGCATAGTTGAATGATAATTAAAAATAATATATAAGGAGAAACATTATGGCACATTTTGCAAAATTAGGAGCTAATGGTAAAGTTATTCAAGTATTAACTATGGATAATGATAAAATGTTAAATGCTGATGGTGTTGAAGATGAATCAGTAGGTCAACAGTGGTTAGAAACACACAACAACTGGCCTGCACAAATGTGGATTCAAACATCTTACAATACAATAGCTAACACACATAAAGATGGTGGAACACCATTAAGAGGTAATTATGCAGGTATAGGTTATATTTGGGACGAAGATAATAATATTTTTTGGCCTAAAAAACCTTATGCATCTTGGGTAAAAGATACTGCAACAGCAATGTGGCAATCACCAATCGGTGATGCTCCTGCATTAACTGCAGAACAAACTTCACAAAACGAAGCTGGCACTCATCAATGGCGTTATAGCTGGAATGAAGAAAATCAATCCTGGGACTTGACAGATAGCAAAGCATAAATTAAAAATGGTGGTGGTATGCAGAAGAAAGTATTAACAGAGCAAGCTCTATATTATGGTGATGTGGCGATGCCTAAAGATTGGGACATTGACCGAGACAAGTTATCAAACGACATTTTACAATCAATAATTAAAAACAAAAATTTTCCATTCTCACGAACTTGGGATATGGTAAATACATATATACGAGACCACATTAATGTTGAATATGGTTTTAGTTTAATTAACAAAGAAACTTGGGGTAACATCTATAAACCTCAAGAAATTACAATTCCATTATTAAATATAGATCCAGTAGATCTACGGAACTCACCAGATTATACATTACTATATGGTGTGAAAGTCAAAGGCTGTATGGTCAGAATACACTATGAAGATAACAGACGTAAAGGTAGAAGTTGGGATATACCATTAGAGAATAATAAATTTATAATGTTTCCATCAACTAATATGTATTATCTAACTAATAATCAAAAAGATTCATTAAACTTTGTACAAACAATAACTTATGAATATATCTAATTACTATTGGTACTTTAGTGGTGTGTTAACACCTAAATTTTGTGATGATGTTATAGAATATGCTAAATCACAAAAAGAAGTTATGGCTAGAACTGGTGGTTATGGTGATAGAAAATTAAAAAAAGAAGAAGTATTAGATTTAAAAAGAAAACGAAACTCTGAT